CCGTCTCGATCTCGGCCAGGGCTCCCAGCGTCAGACACTGCCTCCGCTCCGCCCCCGCCAGCACCGCCGTCGCCTCGCCCCGCACGCCATTGGTCATTGTCTTTCCTCCCCATGTCGTGGGGAGGGGGACCGCGAAGCGGTGGAGGGGGCGACGCCGCCTTCTCCCGTCGCGACGCCCCCTCCGTCACGGCCGCTGCGCGTCCGCGGCACCTCCCCATGACATGAGGAGGAAAACCTACTCACAGCGCGCTAAACTCGATCTCGCCCGCGCTCGCCAGGCTCAGTGCAAAGCTCGCCTCGCCCTCGTGCTCGCCTGCGTATTCCAGCGCCGCCACCAGGAAAGGCCCCTCCAGCACGCCGAAGTCCGGCACGATCAGCCGCCACGTCTTCGCCGCCTGTTCAAAGAAGGCCTCGCGGATCAGGGCGTCCGACGCCGCGTCGCGGAAGATCCCCTGCCCCGACACCGCCGCCGACTTCACGCCCGCCCCCGCGAGCAGCTCGCGCCAGCGCCCGGCGCTGTCGCCGTCCGTCGCGTCCACCGTCTTCGCGTTCAGCGAAATCGTCCGCGCCCTCAAGCCCGCCACCGTCATAAAGACGCCTGCGGCGCCCTCGATCTTCAGCAAGATGTCCTTGCCGCGTTGCGCCGTCATGTTTCCCTCTTTCCTCCCCATCCCTGATGGGGAGGGGGACCACGTAGTGGTGGAGGGGGCGTCGCCGCCGGCAGACGTCGAGCCGCCCCCTCCGTCACGTCGCTATCGCGACGCGCCACCTCCCCATCGCTCCGCGACAAGGAGGAAAGCGTTCCTCACACCTCTTCCGTCACGGCCCGCAGCCGCATCACCGCCCAAGCTCGCTTCAGATCCCCGCTGCGGAACACATCGGTAAAGGTCACGCCCAGACTGACCGCCCTCACCCCGTCGGCCTCTACGGCGGCATCCGCGACCCGCGCCCGCACCGCCGCCGCCACCGCCCGCGCCTCCTCCATGCCGTTGAACCGACTGGCGCAGGTCAGGGTCAGCCTATGCTCGACCCCGCCGCCGTCGGCGTTCACCCCCCGGCTCTCGCCCTTGCCGATCAGCAGATGCGGAAACGCGGGCCCCTCCGGCGGCTGGTCCCAGACCCTTGCCGGATCGCCCAGCAGCGCCTGCAAGGCCGCATCGCCCTGCAGCCAGGCGATCAGCGCCTTCACCAGCGCCCCCTCATGATCTCTCATCGCGCCCGCTCCAGGTTCAGCCGCACACGCCCCGCCGCCTGGGGATCGGCCTCGATCCCCGCAACCGCCCAGTCGGCCCCGCCGAAGCGCACCACCAGCCCCTCGGCCAGCCGCGGATCGGCCCGCACGGTCGCGCTCAACGTCTCCACCCCGCGCGTCACCCCCGCTTCCGTCCGCTCGCGCCGACGCCGCGCCCCGAGGCTCAGCCACAGCGACCCGACCGGCTCATAGCTAACGACCCGCCCGCCATAGGGCGTCTCCGCCTCCACCGCCCGCACCAGGCTCGCGATCACCTTCATGCCGCCCGCGCTCACAGCCGCACCACGCGATAGGGCGCGATCCACCCCTCGACCGGCGCCGTGCTCATCTCGCCCTCGCCGCGCTCATAGGCGCGCAGCACCAGCATCATCACCGCCAGCCGCAACGGCGCCGCCGAGGTCGAGGTCAGGCTCAGCCCCACCTCCCCCTCGACCCGCGCCCTCGCCGCATCGATCAGGGTCTGGATCAGCCCGTCCTCCGCCTCATGCTCGACGCGCAGAAACAGCTTCGCCTCCGTGAGGGTCACGGGTGCGCTCATGCTAAAATCTCCAATGTTCGGACGCCCCATTTCCCACCCCTTCCCTGGGGTTGGGGTACCATGATGGGGTGGTGGGGGCGACGCAAACGTCAGCCCTCGAGTCGCCCCCTCCGTCACGTCGCTATCGCGACGCGCCACCTCCCCATTCGCTCCGCGAACAGGGAGGAAAGTCATCAGCCCCTTACGAGGCCGCGAACTTCATCAGCTTGATCGCATCAAAGTTCTGCACCCCGCCGCCCACGCGCTTGGTCGTGTAGAACAGCACATAGGGCTTGGCCGAATAGGGGTCGCGCAACACCCGCACCCCCGCACGATCCACGATCAGATAGCCCCGCGAGAAGTCGCCGAACGCGATCGACAGACTGTTGGCCGCCACATCCGGCATGGTCTCGATCTCGGTGATCGGATAGCCCAGCAGCGACGCCGTCTCGCCCGGCCGCGTCGCCGGCGACCAGACATAGTTCCCGTCCGCGTCCTTGAACTTGCGCACCGCCGAGACCGTGCGTCGGTTCATCACAAAGCGCCCGTTCGGCCGATACTGGGCCTTGGGCGCATAGATCAGGTCGATCAGCCTATCCGCCGGACTGGTCGAGGCGAACGCGCCCGCCGCCCCCGACGCCACCGTGCCGATCTGGCCCCAGGTCTGCGTGCCTTCGCTCGCCGTCGCATAGGCCAGGAAGCCCTTGGGCTTGTTGACCCCGTCGCCGCTGACAAAGGCCGCCGTCTCCTGCGCCGCAAAGGCGTCCTCGACCTCAGCCGCCAGCCATTCGTCCAGATCGATCAGGGCGTCGTCGAGCAAGGACTGCGTCGCCGCCGGACAGGCGTAGAGATCGGCCGAGGAGAACTCCAGCAAGGACAGCGTCGCCGGGTCCGTCTCCGGTCGCGCCGCCGTCTCGGCCACCCAGCCCGCCGTCACGCCCGCCGTCGACACCGGCTTCCTGAACACGCCCGAACCGACCGTGCGCACCGTGGCGATCTCGCGCATCGGCGACCCCGCCATCAGGCGCCGCTCAATGGCCCGCTCCGTCTCCGGCGGCACGACATAGCCCGCCGAGTTCGACGCCGACGACAGCCCCGCCTTCAGCTCCAGCCCATAGGACTGACCCGACTTCATATAGCCGTCCCAGGCACTCTTTTCCTCCCCATGGAATGGGGAGGGGGACCGCCCCAGGGCCTTGCCTTCGGCAAGGCCGAAAGAAGAATGGGCGGTGGAGGGGGCGACGCCGCCCTCAACCATAGGCCTGCGCCCCTCGCTCAGCGCACGGTCGAGACGCGCCTGCGCCCCCGCCACCGCCTGATCGATGCGCGCCGCCTTCTCCTCCAGCAGCGCATCCGCCGACGCCTTCTTCTCGATCTCGTCCAGACGGGCGTCGTTCGCCCCTTTGAACGCCTCGAACGCCGCCATCATCTCATGCAGGGCGGCGCGCGCCTCGGGCGATGCCGAGGCGGTCTTGGTCTCTTTCATACTCTCTCCGGTTAAAAGGGCGGACAGCCGCCCGCCATCACCACCGGCAGTCAAAACCGCCGATGTCACTTCAAGCGCTCGCAGAACGAAGCCCTTGGAACTCACGCCCAAGCAGACATGCTCACGCCGTCGCTACTGGCGGCGGCTCCCCGGCAGTGCAGTTAAAACTCTCGCGCAGGGGGAATTTATACTCGGATCGGAAGCATAATTTTTATCGACGACCTCAAGTAAGGTCGGAAATTTTGAATGTTATTGTCGATAACATTCAACTAATCAGAAAAAACATCGCAAGGGCCTTTCAAAGCCACCTTTGCGTCACCACATGGCCCGAAGCCAAACAGCAAAAAGGCCGCCAGGATTGCACTCCTGTCGGCCCTCGTTGCCAAGTTTCCTGCATATTTCCGCTCGGGGCGGCAGGAGTCTCAGTCACAGCAAGCGCCCCTAAACAGGTCGCGACAGAGATTGTCAACGCTCCGATCAATCAACGGATAGGAGCTATCCAAAATGAACACATACGATCTCTTCCGGCGCGCCGCGCTGGAAGGCAAGCAACTTGCCTTCACCTACAAGGGTCACCGCCGGCTGACCTGCCCCCATGTCATCGGCCAAAAGAACGGTATGCAGAAGGCGCTCGTCTTCCAGTTCGGAGGCGGAAGTTCCAAAGGCTTGCCTCCCGGAGGTGAGTGGCGATGCCTGTTCATTTCAGAAGTAACCGAAGTCGAACTGCTCAACGGAGAATGGAAAACCGGTCACGGCCATTCTCAACCGCAAACTTGCGTCGATCAAATCGATGTTCAGGTGTTCGTCGGTGATGATGGAAGGCCATACGCAAAGGTAGCGTAGGCCTTCGCCCTAACCTCAGCATCCGGGCCACTGAAGAGGGCGACATAAATCTCTCCCTCAGAACCGGTATCGATAGCCTCAACACCCCAGGTGCCGGGCGCATTCGTGCGCTCGGCTACCGCCACTTCTAGCCCGCGCGGTTCGTTGTCATTGGCTTTTGCAATGGCCAGCATTGGATCATCTCCTCCTAGAACAAGCGCATAAGGTCATTAAAGGCTCCTGAACCGCGCCCCCGGCAGCATGGGGAAGGTCACCAGCGACACCTCCCACAACTCCACCGCGCTCAGCACCCGCAGCCGCCCGTCGCGCCGCGCCTTCGCCGCGCGAAAGCCGATCGACAGCCCGTCCAGCGCCCCCGCCCGCGTCAGGGCCTGGGCGTAACGCGCCTCGGCCGACCAGTCGCAGACGCGCCCGCGGACCCGCAGGCCCCGCTCGTCCTCGACCATCTCGTCCCAGACCCCGACCACCGCCCGGCTCTCGTGCTGATGCAGCATCCGCACCCCCGCCGCGCCGGTCTTCCCCAGGCTGTCGGCAAAGGCGCCGCGCGCCACCACGTCCCCGTTCAGGTCCGCCGCGCCCCATAAGGAGGCATAGCCTTCGATCCAGAGCAATCCTCCCCCGCCTGCGGGGGAGGGGGACCGCGTAGCGGTGGTGGGGGCGGCTCTCATGCTCGACTTCAGCGACAGGCCCCGACCTTCATCGCTGGAAACGTGCAGGGCGGGTCCGCCCCCTCCACCATCCTTCGGATAGTCCCCCTCCCCCGCTCCGCAGGGGAAGATCGGATGATCGCTTATCACTTCCCCTCCAGCCGACGCTCGATCCGGTCCACCGTCGCCCGCACGGCCTCGCCCTGGGCCTCCACCCGCGCCAGCCGCTCGGCCACCAGCCTCTGCTCGCCCACCCTCTGCTCCAGCGTCGCAATCCGCGCCGCCGCCCCGCCGGCCCAGACCAGCCCGCCGATGGTCTGAACCAGCAGGGCCGCGATCAGGGCCACGGGCATCTTCTTCACATCCGGCAGCGCCTTGTTCCAGGCCCCCGAAGCATTGTGAACGTCGATGGCGAAGGCCGCCGCCTCCAGCGGTGAAAAGCCGTAGTGGTCGTCTGTCGGATGAAACAGCTTCAGATGCATGACCGGCGACCAGCCGTCGCCGTGCCGCGCGATCCGCACCGCCTGTCCGCCGACTGCATACTCATAGGCCTCGGGCCAGCCCGCTCGTCCCGGCACCACCTTCACCCGGTCCGGCCGCAGCGCCCACAGCTCATCCGGCGCCCCATCGCCATCGACGTCCCCCGACGCCTCGACATAGGCGTTCCCCGCCGTCTGAAGTGCGCCGTAAACCGCCTCCATCAACTCCCCGCCCGACTGCTCGGGATTGGGCTTGGCCAGCAGCCGCGCCAAGGGATGCTCCGTCGTCCGCACGCCGCCGACCAGGACCATCAAGGGCGTCGAGGCCGCCGCCTCCGCGATCATCCGCACGCAGCGATAGGCCACGGCGTTCTTCGCGAAACCCTCGTCCGCCAGATGCGCATAGTCGCGCGGCGTCCACCGCGCCCGGCCCGCCCCGTCAGGGCGATCAGCGGCCCCGCCCGGCTATCCTTGGTTTCAGGCGCGCCGACGCGCCGCCGACCAAACGGTCGTCGCCAATCCATGTGCTTCTCCATGATCTTTCTTTCCTCCCCATTCCATGGGGAGGGGGACCGCGTCGCGGTGGAGGGGGCGACGCAAACGTCAACCGTCGTGCCGCCCCCTCCGTCACGTCGCCTTCGGCGCCGCGCCACCTCCCCATCGCTGCGCGACAGGGAGGAAAAATCTAAAGCGCCCGCAGCCTCGGCTGCGTCTTCCCCGCCAGCAGCAGATGCGTCAACGCCCAGACCAGGGCGTCCGCGCGGTCCGGGCTCTTGGCCCCCGCCGCCTCGCTCCCCAGGGCCATCATCTCTTCCTCCAGCGCCGGAAAGGCGCCGCAGTGGACCACCCGCCCCTGCTCATAGAGCGCCGCCACCGGCTCGGCCCGCGCCTTCTTCGACCGGCTGGCGTGGACCAGCTTGATCTGAACCTCGCAGTCCGCCTGCCCCAGCAGGGTCCGCACCATCTCCCCGCCCTGATTGGCCTCGGCCAGCACCAGGTCGGCGCCGAACTCGCGCGCCGTCTCCGCGACCCGCTGCGCCCATCCGGCGGGCGACAGCCCCCTCGCCGAACGATCCGCCAGCACGTATCCGACCTTGTCCTTCCTCCCCGCGACCACGATGCCGCAGGCGTCGCCGTGGGCGCTGGCCGGCGGGTCCACCGCCACCACCGTCCGCTCGAACTTCGCCGGGCGATGGCCCCGCGCCCGCGCCAGATCCTCGGCCCGGAACAGGGCGCCGTCCGCCTCGACGATCAGCCCTTCCATCTCCTGCGCCTCCAGCCGCGTCCCGGCGTAGAGCGCCTTCAGATGGCTCAGAAATCCCGGCGACAGGTTGCCCGCATTGGCCGCCGTCGCCAGCCGCGCCTTGACCACCCCCGGCTCGGCCAGCAACCGCCGCAGCGCCGCGATCGGCCTCGGCGTCGTCGTGATCGCCAGCTTGGGATCATCCCCCAGCCGCAACCCGAACCTCAGGTTCGACATCGTCGTCTCCGGGTGTCTCCACGCACAGAACTCGTCGGCCCAGGCCCCATGAAACTGCGGCCCCCGCAAACTGTCCGGGTCCTCCGCCGAAAAGGCGTAGGCCGCCGAACCGCTCGGCCAGATCAACCGCCTCCGCCCCGCCTCCCAGCGCGGCCGGTTGTCCCTCGCCGCCTGCGCCTTCAGCCCCGACGGTCCCTCGACCATGACCTCGCGCACGTCGTGCAGCGCCGGCCCGACCAGAGCAAAGGTCAGGTCCTTCTCCCGCGCCAGCTCGTTCATCCAGAACCCGCCGGCGAAGGTCTTGCCCGACCCCCGTCCGCCCAGCAGCACCCAGGTGCGCCAGTCCCCGTCACGCGACCAGAACTGATCCTCGCTCAACTTCGGCGCCGCCCTGATCCCGGCCCTCAGCGCCCGGATCTTCTCCTCGCGCGGCAGGCTCTCGACCCAGTCCCGCAGCAAGGGACTTGCGTTCGAACCCTCCGACAAGATGATCGACACGGGCGAAGAATTCGGCCTGGAGCCCGGCCAGTTCGGCGTCGCTGACATCACGATCGTCTTCGCTCATTTCATCCTCATCAGGGGTCTTGCGGGCGGGTCGCGACTTCAGCGCCGCCACCGCCTTGGCGGTCCGCGCCAGAACGCCGACGGCCCGCGCCCGCTTCTCGGCCTCGGCCACGTCGGCG